ACAGTATAAATAGTCATATTAAAAGGAGACAAAAATGAAATATGATATACCAGCCGCACTACAAGCTCTCAAGCCGGGAGCTGAGTGGGTTTTAAGAGGTGACGCATGGTCTGGCTTGGAATGGCTTGACAAAAAGCAAGCTGCTCCTACAGAAAAAGAAGTCACTGATAAGATTACAGAATTGGATGCAGCCGAAGGAATGAGATTACTTCGAGTAGAAAGAGATGCAAAACTTGCTGCTTTAGATTGGGAAGTTATAAAGGCATACTCATCAGGAGTAGCAGTTGATGAAAAGCTTAAGACTTACATGCAAGCTCTTAGAGACTTGCCAGCTTCTGCAAAACCAACGACTGATGCAAGTGGTAATTTAGTCGAGTCATCAGTAACATGGCCAACTAGAGCGAGCTAATGACGAGAGCGAGAGAAACAGCAAAGGCAGGATTCGTTACGGAAAAAGCTTTTCCAACAGGATCTAACGTCGTGTTTAGATTAAACGATCAAAATCTCGATACGAGCGTGACTATTGATTCAGATAAGAACGCTATGGTTGCTGGTCCTCTTTCGATTGACAGTGGTCAGACGTTAACATTACAAGGTAACTTAAGTATAGTATAATGGCAAGTATTTTAAAAGTAGATAAGATCAGAGGAACAGGACTCGACAGTGATACCATAAGTCTAGACGGTACTGGTAATATTACAATACCAAAGAATGTAACTTTTAGTGGAACAGTTGCTGGAGCAAGCCCAGTTTCAGTAATATCTAATAGTAACACTGCAGTAACTGGCGCATCTTCGATTGAAATAGATTTAGATACAAGTAGTGGTTATCGCTATCAAGAATTACACATGCATCAAGTTTATCATACAAGTGGTGGCGCAAATCTATATATGACTATGAGAAATGAATCTACTGGTAGTTATCTTGGATCAGGACTATATTCGAGTATATGCCATGGTGCACAGCAAGATGGTAGTGGTAATCATACCGGAGATGATGGACTTTGGAATGGCGATTACTTTAAGTTACATTGGTATGGTTTAGGTGACGATGCAACATATCGATATAGTCATCAGGTCATAAGATTTGTTGATGTTGATACAACATCGCAAAGAACAATTTACCATTTTACGCAATTTGGTAATTCATCAAGTGCGCAAGTAGTAGTACAACATGGAGCAGGAACAGTACTTCATAATTCAAAAAATGATAGGTGTAAAATATATACATCTTCAGGTACGATAAATTATAAGGGTTATACACTATATGGATATGGGAAAGCATAATGAGTAAATTAGTAGTAACAAATATCGAAACTCAGAACATTAAGTATGACTCTGACACTACAGCTTTTGTCATAGGATCTGATGGAGTTGTTACTGGAAGCAATGCATCTGCAATGATTAAGTTATTAAGTGCAACTATTGGAAGTACTTCTGCGTATGTAATTGATTCGACTTATATTAATTCTACTTATAATATTTACTTAATTCAAGGAGAATTTTTACCTGCATCTGATGGTGTTTATCTTTATAGTGATGCATATGTTGGTGGTTCAGTAGTAGACTCAGGTAATAATTACGGAAGATACGTTAGAGAAATAGGTTCTGGAGATGTATGGAATAGTGGCGGTCAAAGTGAATTTGTTTTATATAATAGAAATAGTCTTGGAAATGCTACAGGCGAAGGTATTACGATTAATGCTGTTTTACAGAACGTGAATAGTACAACAAGACCTGCGTGTATAACTGGAACTTCTGCATATCATGGTACAGGCGCAGAGACCAGAACAGCTAATTTTGGAGGAACGTTTAATGCTAGTCAAGCTTCAAGTGTAGTTAATGGAATAAATTTTTATATGAGTAGCGGTAATATCGCTAGTGGTACAATTACATTATATGGAATAAAATAAAGGAGAAAAAAAATGCCAAGATTTAAGATGGTAAACGGAGTAAGGATCCAGTTTACGGCAGAAGAAGAAGCCGCAAGAGATGCTGAAGAGAAAGCATGGGCTGACGCTGCACCTGCGCGTAGAATGGAAAGTTTAAGAACTCAACGTAATCAACTCTTAGCAGAGACTGACTGGATGGGAAATTCAGACGTCACGATGTCAAATGATTGGAAGACATACAGACAGGCTCTAAGAGATATTACGAAGACGACTCCAGCCGATGACGCGTTAAGTAACATTACGTGGCCTAAAAAACCGGAGTAAAAAGTGGTAAGCACACTTAAACTAACAAAGATTCAGATACCTAATAGTGATAGTGATGTTATATCACTTGATGCTAGTAGTGGTAATATAACTGTTCCTAAGCCTATTAGTTTTAGTGGAACTGTCACTGGCACTGCTATGGTTAAGTTACTAGATGTTAGTGACATATCAAGTGCTGCAACGTATGCTATTAATAATACGTATATAAACTCGACTTATGACAGATATTTAGTGCAAGCTTTTTTCAAGCCTGTTACAGATGGCGTTACTTTATATCAAAGGCTATACATATCTGCATCACAAGATAATGGAGCGTTAACTCAAAGTAGTACTGCACCAAACTCTTGGGAATACGCACAAATAGGTGGTTCAAATACTAGTGGCGGAGATAACACGGCTGCAGGTGCCACGATGCACTTTACTACTATAGGAAACGCAGCTGGAGAAGGAATACACTGGCAATGTGATTATTATGCTAATAATGAAAAAACAAATACTATTCACTGGCACGGAGCTGCATCTCATCATGCAACAAACGGATCTCACGTAGGTAGTGTCATGTCTGGAGGCTCAGGTACACCGGGTACTTTATATCAATACTCTTTAGTTGGAATAGACTGGTATTTTAGTAGTGGAAACATATCAACTGGTAGAATAAAATTATACGGGATGAATTAAAATGGCATTAAGTAGAATAGGAAAAGGAATAGGATTTAAGATTACACTCAAAGAGGTAACTGCAAACACGACTATCGAATCGACAGAGAACGCGATGATAGCAGGACCGATTACAGTTGCGAGTGGAGTAACACTTACAGTTAACAGTGGAGGAAGGTTAGTAGTCGTATGAGTACTATAGTAGCACAAAATATTGAAGGACTTAACTCAAATGGTGTGTTAACATTTAAGAGACCACAAGTTCATCTTATGAGCAATGTATCAGCTGATACTTATACTATAGCAAATAATGATTTTTCTTATGGTGGAAATCTTGCTTTACTTACAAATTCAACAGCAGTTGATTTTACTTATGATGCTCACGGTGCACTAACACCAACATACGCCGGCTTATATCTTATTTATGCAAAAATATATCTGTATTTTAATACTGATTCAGGCGTGTCGACAATATCTGTATATAAAGGCGGCACGGGAGCTCCTCCCTATGATACTCAAGGCACATACTTTGGAAATCTAGAAACATTTGAATGGAATGGAAGAAGTGGTAGAATAGATAAAACATTAACTGGAACTCATATAGAATATATTACAGCTGGACAAAGAGTTCATTTTAGAGTAAATAGCGGTGATTATTACCTTGGACCCGCATATCATGCTTGTGGTATGATAAAATTAGATTAGGATAAAAAATGCCGAGTCAAATAAAAGTAGATGAAATTAAAAACGTTGCAGGTCAGTACGAGATCAAGACTGATACCTTTAAAGGACAGACGACTGCGGGTTCTATAAATGTACAAGGGGAAGGTACAGCAACAACTAATTTACAACAGGGGTTATCTAAAGCATGGGGCGCGGTAACGAATGCAGCTGGTGTTACAAATACTTTGAATTTTGCTTCTGGAACAGATCACGGAACAGGTGACTTTAGTTACACATTAACTAATGCTTACGCAAATGTTAATCATGTTATGGCTTCTTCTGCGTCATCAGCAGGAGCAGGAAGAATGGTTACTAGTAACACAGATAGAAAAACAGCATCTGTAATAGCTGTTGAAATTGAAACTCATTCTGGTGCAACAGAAGATGTAGCACAAGAAATCATAGGACATGGAGACCTAGCATGAGTACTATAGTAGGAACAAATATTGAAGTTACAAATATTAAATATGACTCTGATACGACCTCTATGATTATATCAAGCACTGGTCAGATTACTGCACAAGGTGAAGGAACAGCAACAACTAATTTACAACAAGGGTTATGTAAAGCATGGAATCACATCAATGATGCAGACGCTGGAACAATTGTTCAAGGTGACTCGTTTAATATGAGCAGTGCTATAGATAATGGAACTGGTCGATTTAGATTTCCTTTTACAAATAACATGGCAAATGCTAATTACGTTCATGTTGGAAACCCTGGACCTGCAACTGACAATTATATGCAAGTTGCTTTAAGAGATGATTACCAGCAAAATAGTGTAGATAGTAGAATTACTTCATCTTATTCCATAAGAATCAGAAATTATAGCAATAGTGATGATGATGTTATGGATGTGGGTATAGGCTTTATGGGAGATTTAGCGTGAGTACATTAGTTATAGATACCATACAAGGTAAGACAACTGCTGGTTCGATTAACGTTCGTGCAGAAGGTTCCAATAATACAAACTTACAACAAGGATTAGCAAAATCTTGGTGTAACTTTCAAGGGACTAGTACAATATCAATACATGATAGTTTTAATGTTACAGATTTAACAGATGTTGGGACAGGACAATATAAAGTAAACTACACAACAGCAATGGCATCAGACAAGTATGGCTATGCGTTTTGTGCCAATGCTCAAACAGATGTCGGTATGGATGACAATGCCACCACATATTGTCACTTATTTGTTAGACAAGGGTGGGACACTACAACTATCGATATATCCGAACCTTGTTGCGTAATACATGGAGATTTAGCATGACAATTGAAACACCTGAATTTCAGGGAACACATTTATGGAATAGATTACACTGGGCTAAAGATAATTTAGACGGCATACAAAGCGATTACAGAGTAGTATGGGAAGATCCAGAAGAACCGGATGCACCTGCAAAAGTTACGGTACCGGATCCAAACTGGTTGGCATGCGCTTTACAGGGTGGTATACTTCCACCAGTAGAAGTTTATTGGGCTTTAGCTGAAGATGAGGCAAAACCAGATTTTAAGAAACATACTCGAGGTTATCTACTGCATAATACGAAACCAGTTGACAAGATGACTGAAGAGCAAGCGATTGAGTACTTAATTATGAAAGACATACCACAAAGAGTGTGGAGAAACTATGAGAAAGCTAATCGTAAGCGATTAGTAATTTGCAAGAAACAAAATCTACCAAGTCATAGAACGTGGCGAAATGCTTGGAAGATTAATCAAGAAGTAGCATAAGGAGAGAAAGATGACTACAATGATTCAAGATAAAGACGGTAAAACTGCTGCAACTCCGTCAACCATGCCTTCTGATAGGCACTTCAGAAATGCATGGGTTTTCAGTGAAGATCAAACTGCTATTACTGAAGATATAACAGAAGCAAAAAAAATATTTCAAGATAAGATAAGAGAAGTAAGGGCACCTTTACTTGAAGCAGAAGATGTTGTATATATGAAAGCTTTAGAAGCTGATGACGCATCTGCTAAAACAGCAAGT